AGACAACATGCCACCTACATGTCGTAGTCCTTCTTCATGATCTTGCGCACGGCACTGCACGTACAAGTCACGCCGACGGACCACAACTTGACTGATTCCTGAAGAACAATAATCTCCTGTTCGTCCAGGTCGTACCGCTCCCTAAAGGCGGCACCACCATCCACATTGGCGCAGTCAAGTGTCTCGACAAAGACGTGAGTTAGCGAGTCATGTTTGACCTCGACGCACGGAGCGTCGGACACAAATTTTTCCCTCATCGCCGTCATCAACGGGTTGGCGGGCTCATGCTTCCACCCAAGCATAACCCCTGCTTGATGCCGCTGAAACCTCTCAGGGTGCTGCAGCGGATCAAATTCAGCTGGGCTCAAACCCAGCTGTTGGTGCGTCAGATCACCCTCTACGCTACCAAAGCGTTTGAGAAGGGCACCCCCTGCGATCTGCGGCACCCACTGGTCACCACTTTTGACAGGATACCTTTTGAGGAAGAGCACATCGCTCATCCCCGTGCAGGCATCCATGGTCATGGTGTGACCCACCAGGCCAGCCCCCTCACGCAGTGAAGTCCGCACGTCAAGGCCAGATGCCTTGAGCGTAGCGAACCCCACGGCAATCATAAGACTGCCAAAATGATTGAGTATGGTGGTGAGAACGGTGCCAGACCCTTCGAACGGTCCGGCAAACTTAATGGCGTAAGAACCATTCCCACCCTCCTTGTCACGGACACGTATCGGCAGCATGCACTGCTTAACCAGGCCCGTTGCGCGCTTCTTGCTAAACCGGCCCAACGAAAGGGCCACCGCTAGAAACGCAGGGCTGTCCTGGCTTGAGTCATTGCTGCTGACATCCGCGTTAAACATGAAGGATTCACCATTCACTTCTCCGGAATATACCGCATCATCGGAGAAAATCATCGCGTAGATTGAGTTGGGGGTGCTGCGTGCCTTGTCCAGCGTGGCGAACATGCTGGGCAAAGACTCGGCGCGGGGTTTGGCCATGATGTGCACTGTGAGGGTGACGGTCACACCCACCTCACCCGATGGAGGGATGATGAAGGTGTGCTCGCCATCCAGGCAAATCTTGACCAATTCGGGCAACTCGTTGGAGTACATGCAACCCGCACCGTATGCAGCAACGAACCTGGGCTTCTTGCCCGCCTTGGCTATCTCGCGCTTAACGCACGCGTCAAGCTCCTTAACCATCAGATCGTCATCATAATGGAGGCGGACCCCATTGACGTAAGCGCGACGTAAACGCTGCTTAACGTGCTTTATCATCGCGCATTGTTCCCGCGACAATAATGGGTAGAAGAGTGTCAAAAATTCTGCCCAAACCTTGTTATATACCCACGAACCAGTTGTCCGCACATTGTCAAGCCACTTCTGCACGGTTGATCGGTTACAACAATCAACAACGCGTGCAGTGGCCATAGCGATGACCTGCCGAGCATAGGATGAAACGGCGGCGGGCGGCGCGCACTCACGCTCACTAGGAGTATCCAAACGCCCATAAATGGACGTCGAATTACGTGCAGGGCCAGCTCGCTTGCCGCGCAAGAGCTCTTCAAGTTTCGCGGACTCCGTGCCACGATCGAGGGCCAACTTCGGCCATGCAATCGGGTTGATGACCTTGGTAAACGCCCACTTATGTGCAACGTGTGCCTCACGGATGTCCATGGCCAACAACAACGCATTCCGGCGGCACTCGAGCTCACCAACGCAGACGCCGTCACTCACCTTGGCCGCTATAAGGCGGCCAAGCGAGGCGTACATGTTGCTGTTGGAGCGGCTCTCATACTCAATAGTGTCGGATGCGTGCAGCCGGCCGAAAACAGTGCTATACTGCTCCCGAAGGACTTCGGAGGGGGGGTGCATGGGGACCTGGATGTACTCCGGGTCACCAAGGTTGGGCTGCCTCCCTGGCTCAGGCGCCACAACCGGGTGTTTGTACAGCGTGCATTCCTTATCACACTGGCCTGTGCCAGTGATGGTGAAGTCATTTCGCACTAAGTACTGTACATCATGATGGTTGGGGCACTCCTTGACCACGGAGGCAACTCGAACTGGGTGTTTAACGTCAACCCGTTCGAGAGTGGCGGCAATATTGTTCATATAAGTACGATCAATTCCCAAAATGGGGCCGCCTGTGGAGGTGTAAACCCTCTCCTCAGTCATCGGCTTTGCCTCGATGCTCCGTTTCTTAATCATTGCGACGTAAAACTCTGCGGTCGACACCATCATGTCGATGGCCTTGTCGTCCAGAACGTCACTCTGACTAGTTGCGAAAGCACGGCAGGCATTGTCAAGGTGTGAATCCTTGGCATGAGCGCGAAACTTCGTTTTGAGCGCCGTGTAAAACGGCGCAACAACCACAAACTGCTTACCAGGCACACATAGGGGCAACGTGTACTTCTTGTCGTCCAGATAGTACTTGTACGCGTCCACGTATGAATAGTATGCAACAGGGGTCCTTTTGAAACGCTGCGTGTTGAGGAAGGGAGTAGGGTGGAAGGCAACCCAACCATACCCCTGATCATAGCACCTGGTCCCAAACGAGCAATCCTCTTGCGAGAAGCCAGGGTAGGCGCAGTCAGTGGTAACCTCTCCAACAGTCCATGGAACACCG